TAGCTATAGTACAAACTCGCTGGAGCCTCGACGACCTAACGGGGCGGGTTGTTAAAGACATGCAGATGAATCCTAAGACGGACCAGTATGAAGTCATTGAGTTTCCCGCGATACTTAACGAAGGTGAAAAGAACGAGAAAGCACTGTGGCCTGAGTTCTTCGATTTAGACGCGCTTAAACAGATTAAAGAAGGCATGCCTACGTTCCAGTGGAACGCACAGTACCAACAAGACCCCACCTCAGAAGAAGGCGCGATAGTAAAACGTGAGTGGTGGAGGGTATGGAAAAAAGAGAACCCACCCCCGTGTGAATACCTCATCATGTCGCTGGATAGTGCGGCAGAAACTAACAACCGTGCCGACTTTAGTGCGCTTACTACGTGGGGAGTATTCCTCAACGAGGAGGAGTCTCGCTATGAGATTATCCTGCTAAACAGTATTAAAGAGCGCTATGAATTTCCGGAGCTAAAAGATAGGGCATATACCGAGTGGCAGTTCTGGGAGCCGGACTGCTTCATCGTGGAGAAAAAATCATCAGGGGTGGCGCTGTACCAAGAAATGAGACGTACCGGCATCCCGGTGCAAGAGTTTACCCCGCATCGGGGGACTGGCGATAAGATGGCCCGACTAAATTCTGTGGCGGATATTATCAGGTCTGGTATGGTGTGGGTGCCGGAGACACGGTGGGCGGAGGAGCTAGTAGACGAAGTGGCGGCATTCCCCGCGGCACCTAACGACGACCTCGTGGATTCTTGCGTTATGGCTTTGATGCGGTTCCGCAGTGGTGGGTTCATAAGACTCCCCAGTGACGAGCCGGATGAAGAGAAGTATTTTAAGAGCAAGCGTGGTGGGTACTACTAATACAGGACAAGATAATGGCTATTGATAAAAGTTTATATGAAGCACCAGAAGGCGAGATGTTAGAGGACGAGCCAGAAACTATGATGGACATTGACCTTATGCTCGATGCAGACGCTAGCGCAACAATAGAGTTAGAGGATGGCTCGCTAGAGATTACACTTGGCGACGAGGAAGAAGACTCTGATTTAGCGGCGGCACCGTTTGGGGCTAACCTCGCAGAGTATATGGACGAGGCGGACCTGTCACTCATCGCTAAAGAGCTGTGCGGTGATATTGAGTCGGATATGAGTAGCCGCGAAGAATGGGCGGATACATATGTCAAAGGTCTCGATATACTTGGGTTCAAATACGAGGACCGTACCGAGCCGTGGGAAGGTGCATGTGGCGTACACTCTACAGTCCTAGGCGAAGCTGCAGTACGATTCCAAGCGGAAACTATGTCTGAGACTTTCCCGCCGGCCGGCCCAGTAAAAACAAGAATAATTGGCGAAGAGACGAAGGAAAAAACAGTGGCAGCGGAGCGTGTTCGCACGGACATGAATTACAAGCTGACCGAGGACATGGCGGAGTATCGCCCCGAGCACGAGCGCATGCTGTTTGCACTGGGACTAGCGGGCTCTGCGTTTAAGAAAATCTACCAAGACCCGACGTTAGGTAGGCAGGTCGCCTCATATATCCCAGCAGAAGATGTTATCGTGCCTTATGGCGCTTCAACTATCGAGCTGTGTGAGCGCGTTACTCATGTGATGCGTAAAACCAAGACAGAAGTAGCCAAACTACAAGCTGTAGGATTCTACCTAGATGTAGAACTAGACGACCCAGAACCTTACCACTCCGACATCGAGGAGAAAAAAGCACAGGAAGGCGGGTACGAGCTCACTAACGACGACCGTCATTGTCTCTATGAAGTGCATGCCCACATGCTAATCGAAGGTTTGCCTGACTGTGACGACGGTATAGCTTGCCCGTTCGTAATAACAGTAGACAGAAGTAGCCATCAGGTACTAAGTATCCGCAGAAACTGGCGGGAAGGTGATGCGCTTAAGTTAAAACGTCAACATTTTGTCCATTACTGCTACGTACCGGGGTTTGGGTTCTACGGACTAGGGCTAATTCACTTGGTTGGCGGCTTTGCTAAGGCAGGAACGTCAATAATTCGTCAATTAGTTGACAGTGGGACGCTATCTAACCTCCAAGGCGGGTTTAAAACGCGTGGCATGCGTATATCTAGCGACGATAGACCATTAGAGCCGGGTGAATTTAAAGATGTAGACGTGGGCATGGGTACAATCCGCGATAACATTATGATGATGCCTTATAAAGAGCCATCTCAGACGCTGTTTAACTTATTAGGGAGTATTACACAAGAAGGGCGTCGTATGGGTGCGATTTCTGACATGAATATCTCTGATATGTCAGCGAATGCGCCGGTTGGGACCACTTTGGCGATTATCGAGCGTATTTTGAAACCTATGGCAGCGGTACAGAGCCGTGTGCATTACGCGATGAAGCAAGAATTTAAGCTTTTAAAGAGTATTATCGCTAAAGAAGCCCCCGTGGAGCTCGAATATAGCCCTGATACGGGGCAGTTTTACGCTACTAGCGACGACTATAATATAGTTGATATATTGCCTGTATCCGACCCTAACAGCACTACCATGGCACAACGTGTAGTTCAGTACCAAACTGCCCTACAGATGTCCTCACAAGCACCTGAAATATACAACTTGCCACAACTGCACCGTCAGATGCTTGACGTTATAGGCATAAAAGACGCGGATAAAATCATTCCGCTCGAGGAAGACGCCATACCTAAGGACCCAGTGTCTGAGAACATGGATGCGTTAAACGGGTCACCAATGAAAGCGTTTATATACCAAGACCACGAAGCTCATATCGCAGTGCATACCTCTATGATGCAAGACCCGATGATGATGCAGATGGTTGGCCAGAACCCCCACGCCCAGAAAATCATGGCGGCGTTGCAAGCGCATATGGCAGAACACTTAGCGTTCAGCTACCGCTCTAAGATTGAAGCAGAAATTGGGGCGCCACTACCGCCACCGGGTGCTCCGTTACCAGAAGGTGTGGAGATGGAGTTATCCCGCCTGATGGCTATGGCAGGTCAACAGCTTACTCAGAAGAACCAGCAGATGGCGCAACAACAAGCTGCGCAGCAAGCCGCGCAAGACCCGAACATGCAGATGAAGCAACAAGAGCTGCAGATAAAACAACAAGACCAGCAACGCAAAGCGCAGAAAGACCAAGCTGAGATACAACTCAGGGAGCGCCAGCAAGCCCACAAGGAACAGATGGACAACATCGAAAATATGTTGAAATCTAGAGGGGTACAACTGGACAGGGAAGAGTTAGAACTTGAAGCGGAAAAAGCGGGCGCACAACTAGCTGCAGATGACCGCCGAGAAGATAACAAAATGCAGATGGAAATTGCTCGTATGATTGAGCAGAAAGTAAACCAGAGAAACCAAGGGGGCAATAATGGACAACCAACATAGAAAAATAGGGGAGAACCGCCTAACTGATAAACGCAGTGTAGCTCTCGCCACCACTAACTTACAACAAGGGTTTATGTGGGCAATACGCTCGATAGCTAAGCCCACTACTTTCGGGTGATAGTGTGGCTAGTGTATTTCAGATAATGGACAAAGAGATTAGCGAAGATATTAAGAGAATCACAGATGTGCTTACGGGTAACAGAGTAGAGACACTTGATGACTATCGCTATTTAACGGGGCAGCTCAGGGGGCTTACTGTCGCGCTAAACAAACTAAAAAGCCTCCAAAAACAAGTCGAAAACGACGAAAATTGGGAAGATTAACATGACCGGAAAAACTCAGTTTAGCGTACCGCAGTTTGATATGTCCAAAGTGGCAGACAAGATTAGCGAGAAGCAAGAACTAACTGATGCGGAAATAGAAGCACGGCTACCTAAGCCGGTAGGGTATCGCGTACTAATTGCGTTACCTGAAATCGAAGAAACCTATGGCAACTCAGGCATTATAAAATCTGGCAGTGATATGCAGAAGGACTACATAATGTCGATTATGGGTATTGTTGTTGACATGGGCGCTGATTGTTACAAAGACAAAGACCGGTTCCCACATGGTCCTTGGTGCAAACAGGGCGATTTCGTTATGTTCCGTATGAACTCAGGTACACGGGTAAAAGTAGATGGCAGAGAGTATCGCATTATGAATGACGATTCTATCGAAGCTGTCATACCAGACCCTCGTGGCGTAACAGCGGCTTAGGAGAAATATTATGGCTATGCAAAAAATAGAGTTTGAATTTCCAGATGAGGACGACAGCAAGATTGAGCTTGAGCCCAACAAGATGGAAACCATTGACCTTAAAAACCCGAACTCGCATCTTGCGAAGAAGGAAGAGGTTGAAGTAGAAGTAGAAGACGACCCAAAACCTAAAGCGAAAGCTAAGGTTGAGGACGACGATGATTTAGAGCTAGAGGTAGTGGACGACACACCTAAAGCTGACCGAGGACGTAAACCGTCTGACCCGCCAGAAGACCCTAGCGACGAAGAGCTCGAGTCTTACTCTGAAAAAGTGCGTAACCGAATTAAACATTTTACCAAAGGTTACCACGATGAGCGCAGGGCAAAAGAAACTGCTATGCGGGAGCGCCAAGAGCTAGAGGCGTTGGCCCAAAAGCTTATCGATGAGAACAAAACGCTTAAGCAGACAGGCAATAAAAGCCAAACCGCTTTGCTACAACAGGCCAAGACGAACGCCGAGAGTTCGTATAAAATCGCACAGGAACGCTATAAAAAAGCCTACAACGACGGCGACGTTGATAAGTTACTAGAAGCCCAAGAATCACTTACGGAAGCAAAACAACGCTTACAGAAGATAAGTGATTACAAGGTAACTCCTTTACAAGAGGATGATTCTAGTGTACAAGGTAACCAAGAGCCCCAAAAAGCGCCGCCGCAAAAGCCGGAAACGGACGCCCGCGCCGCTGACTGGGCCAAGAAAAATACTTGGTTTAATACCGATGATGAAATGACAGCTTACGCCTTAGGGCTGCATAACAAGCTAATCAAAAACGGTGTTGACCCAAAATCAGATGACTACTACGAGGCCATAGATTCTCGTATGCGCCAAGTCTTTTCTGATAATTTTGATGATGTCGTGGAACCAGCGCAAAAGCGTGAAAAACCTGACGACAACGTGGTTGCCCCCGCATCGCGGAGCACAGCACCCCGAAAGGTGCGACTAACGCAAACACAAGTACGTCTAGCTAAACGCTTAGGCTTGACCCCCGAACAGTACGCCAAACAGGTTGCGATTGAAATGAGGAAATCATAATGGCTGAGAACAGATTGAAAAGAGAAACACAGGTCCGCACATCGGCAGAGCGTAAGAAAGCATGGCAACGTCCTGAACTATTGCCCTCTCCTGACGAAGAGCCCGGGTACAAGTACCACTGGGTTAGGATTTCTACTCTTGGAAACGTAGACGCCACTAACGTATCCTCAAAGTTGCGTGAAGGTTGGGAGCCTGTTAAGGCTGAAGACCACCCCGAAATGCAGATGATGGCTGCTGATGCAGGTGATAAATTCAAAGATAACATCGTTATCGGTGGGTTGTTACTATGTAAAACCCCGCAAGAACTAGTTGATGAACGTAACGAGTTCTACGCAGGGCAGGCAAAGTCTCAGATGCAGGCGGTGGACAACAACTTCATGCGTGAGAACGACCCTCGTATGCCTCTGTTTCACGACAGAAAATCGAAGGTTACTTTTGGTAACGGAAATTAATTGGAGATAAGACAATGGCTTATCCTGCTGTTGAAGCGCCATATGGTTTACGCCCAGTAAAACTTTTAAGCGGTGTTCCTTATGTTGGTGTTACGCGAAGCTACAAAATTGCTAGTGGCTACGCAACAAGCATCTTCTACGGGGACGCAGTGACTCTAGTTACTGGCGGAACTATCCAGCGCGACGCTGCTGACGCAGCAATGACACCTATCGGTGTTTTCATGGGGTGCTCTTACACGAACCCTACCACTAAACAGAAACTGTTCAGCCAATATTACCCAGCAAACACTGCTGCGGACGATATTGAAGCTTATGTTGTTGATGCCACTGACGTACTTTTCAAAGTAGCGGTAGTTTCATCAGGTACAACTATTGGCGATTTAGCGTTAACTGACCTCGGTGCTAATGTAGCGATGGTAGACAACGCCGGAGATGCCAACACTGGCAACTCAAAAATTGCGGCTTCTGCTACTTCAGCAACTACTAATACTCTACCACTGCGCATTGTTGGCTTGGTTGAGGAGACGAAAAACGCATCAGGTGG